CGCCCAACCAGGACCAGCTATACTTAATACGAGTGCGCTTAGCTAGCGCATCTACCCCAAGTTCCGATCCCTTTGGTTGAACCAAAGATCTCAGGACATGGCACCATGCGTCCGTCTGGTACTTTTTGACCAATGGACACACTCGTCTAACGCGGTACTCGAAGCGTTGAAGCTTCGAATTCCAGCGCCGGCGAATGCCGGAGTTATTAGGGGAGTCAACCAGGACGACACCAACCAAAGGATCCTTCAAATAGAAGGCCTTGCGGCTAGTGCTCTGATAATCCTCCTTACTTGGCGCTTGTGACTCCAATCCGCACATTTGCGGGATCGGGCCATAAAGCTCAACCAAGTAATCTAACAAACTCCTGACCTCAGGACCAGAATACTTCCTATAACAATTGTTATAGAAGGCAACGGTCTTGAGTTGGGAGTAGGCATCATCATCCGGACTCACATTCACGTAGACCGGAGTCACATCGATTCCATCGACGTACTCCTTTCCACAGGACTCCCGAAAGGGACCCCTCGAATATGACTTCGCGTGGTTGACCTTGAGGCCAACCACGGTAAGCGCCTTCTGAGCTATATCTCTATATTCAGAAGGAACGATGATGTCGTCACCATAAACGTAAACGGGCTCATACGTCCCAGATACGAGGTGAATTGCATTCGTTACTATCGACCAGATACACAACGCCATAACGGGGAAGCAAACAGCTGACCCCATTGGTGCGTGTTTTGTCATGGTGACGATGCGACCATTAGGCAGCTTCGTGCTGCCACTTCGACAGGCCTCGAGCGCCTCTACCCAGTTATCTGGGAAAAGCGCTCGGACGAGGTCTAGTGACAACAAATCAGAAGCGTCCTTCAAGTCAAGCGTCGCCCAATCACGTTTAGTGACGGGCGCAACAGGATGGCCATAGTGCGTCGGTAGCATGCTACCTCGACACGAGCCTTCCCTCGCTAGTCTTTGATTCGTCGTTTGATCGGAAAAATTAATTTTCCGTCTGGTTAATGGATGGCTCTCTATGCATTCCATCAAGGAATGCATTAGGCCTTGTTGAATCCACATCGTCTCTCGAGGCTCGCAACTAATAAGTCGCGGACCTCTTGAGTCTTTGGGGACCAACACGGCTTTAGCCTGAGGGTCACCCCCGGTAAGGCTCCACGGAAACTCAACATCATATAGATGGTGAGCCCCGAGGGACCAATACTCGGAGTATGGCCAAATTCTATCCAACTTTGGATAGAAATTTGGCTTCTCGAACCGCGCGTGGAACGGAGTTCCACACGCAGACGCACCGGAACCGTGCTTGGGCGTAATCTCCGAGGGGTCAACCCCGGACAAGACGCGACGCACGGTCGCTGCGGAATCATCGAATAAGGCACGGACTCGAAAGAGTCCGTGACGATCTTCTAGCATTCCGTTAGTAAGCTCGAACTTTATTCTCCAGTCCCAGTAATGAGAGAGCTCTCGCTCGTTCATTACGAAGTTCCGTTGAACATCGTTTTCGCTTTCCAGTGTATGACCGCCATTGAGTTTCTTGAACATGCCCAAAAGCGTGTTCAAGGTATCAATAGCACCTACATCGTAATCGTTACGCAGCATCCCCTCGTCTGTGAAGACCGAGGAAAATGCTCCATACAAGAAGCGAGGCAGGAGGCATCCCCTTTTACCACCGAAGCGAACCTTGACACTACTAGTGTCTATCCAGCCGGATTCTAATCCAGCGAGGGTAGCACTTCGTAGTGCGGGTAGTTCTCGGGCGATAAAGGCAATGCCTTCGGAATTGGCTCGTCGAAGAAAGGTTTTAATATCTTCCTTACTGACGAATCCTGAGTGACGAGTGTCACGAGCAAGTAAGCACCATAAAGTGCTAAGGCGATTAATGTTGACCATACGGGTAATATCTTAATGATTTTACTTATACGGTGAGCAACCTTCGCCAAGACTATAACTCCTGTTCCACATGGAACTCGTCTACCCGACAGACCCCGAAGGGTCGGTAAGGTAGCCGGATTACGGCGTTTGTTGAGGGGCCCTTTAGAGCTCCCCATCGAATAGTTTGGTTTGGAAGGCAACATCGGAAGCGACTGTTTTCAGTCGTTCCCAATATGCCAGGTACTCGGCCAACGTAGTGAATTCGGACCGCTTCATAGTAATGAAGCACCGATCAGTACGTACTTCCCCAGTTGGGGAGGATGGAACACCTTTAACGTAAGTGAGCTCGACAATGTCGCCTCTCAGCTTACCGCTATTAGATGTTTCATGACCAACGCGCATCTTTTGTTGCGCGTTGAGTGCCAGACCGGACACCGCAAAATGCGATGCCGTTTCGGTATCGAACTGCTTAAGATAAGCAGCTGCGTTCCCGGAGGTTCCAAGTGTATAGGAGTTATTTAGCATTGGCTAACTTTGTTTCACAGTATGTTTACCATACGTCCCTAGATTGATACTCCCGCTAATAAAATTAGCGGGCAATCGAACGGAAACGCTGGAGAAGAAGCTGCATCCCAGTCCAAGATTGCCCAACATTGGGTAACCTTAGCTGTGGAAGATACAGCTCCGGGGCCGTCCAAGGCCCAGCAGTGCGTTTATACTCACTGGCATGGCCAGTGAATATTTGCTCTGTAGTGGATGTCATGAACTCATCGACACGATAATTAGTCGTGATGACGGGCTCATGCTTAACCGTTATAGTGGCAACAGTGTGCTTCTTTTGAGTAGCCCACTGAGCGCCATTGATGACGTAATCCGATTCGAGGGGAGACCCATCGAATTGCTCGATAAACTGCTGAATGGGTAAAACCCAGTCAACAACAAACGAGTACGGCACAATTTCCCAGGCCTGAGTAATTTTTGGATTTAGACCGAGTTGTTCTCGGGCCAAAGCCAATTTAGTCATGTTTGGGTGTGCAAGTGCATACGGGGAAAGCTTTCGCTTTACTCCCGCATACCACACTACCGTAGTTTCACGTCGCAGTATCTTTGTCAGTAAGACAAACGGAAACGATGCCGGCTTGAGCTTCTTGCTCAAGAACCGAACATCGCTCAGCTTCTCCTCGTGACGTCCAACGCAGGAAAATTCCTGATTGGATAGACTCTGATACTTGTCGCTCAACTTCCCTAGAATAGAATGGACTTTTTGGACGTCGTCGATAAACGGCTTCCATCCAAATTTCCATGCTAGGTTGTTTCCCGCGTAATACTTCGCAAACTCCATAGGAGTAGTAGGAAGTTTTACTAGATCCGCCAAGAATTGTCTTGACGTTTCTTCTTTACGAACTCCCCGTTTCGTTGCGGACGCAGATCGAAATCTGGCCCACGAAACGTGGCCTATCGCGCGCTCAAAAGCGTTCTTTAGGTCTTTCAGTTCGTAGAGGGAAACTAGAATATTAGCTTGGCTCCGACTCAACGTCGGAACCCTTGCGATAGCTAGGGCTGAACCATTGGGCACCGTAAGGTGATTAGTGGTCCAGAAATCCAATTCACTACCGCATCCATCCGTCATAAAACACTCGCGAAAGCCAGTTTGGCCTACACGGTTGTCTCTATACGTGATGACATTAGTGCGGGGTTCAGTAACTATACGCTTTTTAACATGCGTGCAGCTATTGATAGAACCTGCTGAGCCGGTGACGTCAGTCATCGTCTCAACATCGGTATCCTC